GCCGCTCCGCCCACCGCCGTCATCCGCGCAGAACCCGATGCCTATGACATGGCCAAGCCCAAGCTCATGGGCCGCCAGTCGGCGGGCTACGGGTTCCTCAAAGCCGCCGTCCAGGCCCGCGGCGGCGCCCCGATCTACGGCCTCGTGCGTCGGCCCGGCGTGGCGGCCAGCTTCGATCGGATCGTCAAGGAGATCGACCCGGCGGCGCCCTTCGTGGCGATCGCCGGCGACGAGAGCGCGCGCATCGGGGACGTGGGCGTCCTCTATCTGGCCGACCTCACGGTCGCCGCCCATGCCCGTCATCGTCTACGCACCGGGCAGGCGGCCTATTCTCTCTGCGGCGTGACCCATACGACCGCCAGCGCCGGGGCCATGGACGAAATTGTCGGGCTGCTGCGCGAACCGGTGGAGCCCTGGGACGCCCTCGTCTGCACCTCGTCTTCAGTCGTCGAGACCATTCGCCGCGTCCACGAGGCCGAGGCCGAGTATCTGCGCTGGCGGTTCGGAGCAGCGGCAGCCATCTCTGCGCCGCTCCTCCCGGTCATTCCCCTAGGGGTGCACTGCGATGACTACGCCATCGGCGAAGGCGCGCGCGCCGCCGGGCGGCAGGCGCTGGGTCTCGCGGACGACGTGGTCGCCGCGCTCTTCGTCGGCCGTCTGGTCTTCCATGCCAAGGCCCATCCGTTTGCCATGTTCCATGGGCTGCAGGCCGCGGCCCGCCGCACGGGCAAGCGGATCGCGCTGTTGCTGTGTGGCTACGCGCCCAATGATGCGATCGCCGAGGCGTTTCGCGGCGGCGCGGCGCAGTTTGCGCCCGACGTCGACGTCCGGATCGTCGAGGGCCGCGACCCGATCCTCCGCGGCCACGCCTGGGCCTCGGCGGATCTGTTCGTGTCCCTCTCCGACAACATTCAGGAGACATTTGGCCTGACCCCGATCGAGGCCATGGCCGCTGGCCTGCCCGTCGTCGTCAGCGATTGGGACGGCTACCGCGATACGGTCCGCGACGGGGTGGACGGCTTCCGCATCAGGACGTGGTCGCCGCCGCCCGGCGCAGGCGCGCCCTTGGCCCGCGGCTTTGAGGTCGGAACCATCAATTACGACCACTATTGCTGGTACGCGGCGGCAACCACCTCGGTGGTCCTCGAAGAGCTGACGGACGTTCTCTGCCGTCTCATCGAGAACCCGGACCTTCGCCGCACGCTCGGCGACGCCGGCCGCCGCCGGGCGCGCGACGTCTACGACTGGCCCGTCGTCTACCGGCAATACCAGGCGCTCTGGAGCGAGCAGAACGCGCGTCGCGCCGCGGCCAGGGCCGATGCCGCCACGCTCGCCCGCGTCCAGGCTGCGCCGCGCCAGGCCTCGAGCCGGCTCGACCCTTACGACGCCTTTGGCCACTACCCGACGGCCCATATCGGACCGCAGACGCGGCTCAGCCTTGCAACCGGCGTCGCGGCGAACACCGTCGACGCCGCCTTGGCCAGCTCTCTGTTCGTAGACCTGCCGTGCTCGAAGGAGGAGCTCCAGGGCCTCCTCGCTGCGGCCGCAGCCGCAGGCGAACTCTCCATCGCCGACGCGGCGAAACAGCTGGGCCGGAACCTGGCGTCGACCACACGATCCGCGGGCATCCTGGCCAAGATCGGGGCGGCCATGCTCAGGCTAGCGAAGGACCCAGCATGATCGAACCGGCGCTCGTGGAGCGTCGCGCCGCGCCGTAGACGCCTCGGTGGTCGACCGCCCGCCTATTTCGCCAGGCCCGTGGCGAGGACTGGCGCCCTGCCTCGACGCCGTCACCGCCGCGTTAGCGCGTACATCGTAGTCCTCCGTCAGGATGGGCGGAGGTTGCGGAGACATGCCTTAGGCCGATTGGAGAATCGAAGGGATGCGCAGAAGCACACCGCGCTGTTAAGAGCGAAGTGCAACGCGAGGACGCCGTGCCGATCATAGCCGTCAACGAGCCACTTCTTGATCTGCTCGACCGCCGCCGGATCTTCCATGATCCGTATGGCGGCAGGCGTTGGCGTATCGGGGACCGGCTTCCTGCGCCTGAAGCCTTCGAGATCGAGGGCTTCTCGCACCTTTTCTCTGGCGCTCGTCTTCCGACGCGTTTCGGAGCTTTCAGTTACAGTTACTCTGCGCTACGCCAGCACGTAAGCGTCGGTCGGTACTGCTCGATCGGTGCCCATGTCTTTTGGATTGGCCAGCCTCACCCCACGAATTGGGCAACGACGTCGCCAGTCGCCTTCAGGTGGGACCTGCCCGGCCTGCGCGAATTCACCAAGGGAGCTGACACGCCCTTGGAAGTATTCAACGACAACCTGAGACCTGTGACCATCGGAAACGACGTTTGGATTGGCGATCAAGTCAGCATCGCCCCGGGGGTTAGCATCGGCAACGGCTCCGTGATCGGCGCTCGGTCCCTAGTCCTCAAGGACGTGCCGCCTTACTCGATCGTCGCCGGCGCGCCGGCCCAGCTGATCCGAAAACGGTTCTCACCGGACATTGCGGAGCGGCTTCAGGCCTCCGCTTGGTGGGATCACATGCCGTTAGCTCTTCGCGGTCTGCCCTTCGAAGATCCGGAGTTGTTCTTGGCTGCGCTTGAGAAGCGGGCGCCGCCGCGCATGACGGTCGGCGCCTTCAGAGAAGACGACCTCGCTGGCATTTCCACCTAATTGGGATCAACGAGCAGCATCATATACACTCTACCTGGTCCGCCGCTGGCCGTTGGCCCGCCCGCATCGTTGCCTCCGCTACCTGCGCCATATCCCAGCGCCATGCTGTTGTTGCTGTTCCCCCCAGGTGACACGGCGAAGCCGGCAATGATACTGTCGAAGCCGGCCGCGCCGCCGCCGCCACTGCCATTCGTCGCCGGTGCGCCCCCCGGCGATCCATCTTCGCCCGGCGATCCTGGTGCTGGAGACGGATTGCCGCCCTTTCCCCCTTTCCGGTTAAGATCGCCCCCAATTCCCGTGGAGAGCGTCGAGACCCCTAGCGCGAGGCCACCTTGCGCGATGAGTTGATTGCCGTTCGGCAGCGCAATCGTGGTGTCGGTGGCCGAGTTCCCGTTGGCACCAGTCACAGAGGCACCAGCGCTGCCGACCAAGTAGCTAATCGTCTGTCCCTTGGTGAGGCGAATTCGCTTGTATACCGCGCCGCCCGCATTGCCACCCGGCGTCGCACCGCCTACCGCCGAACTTCCGGATGCACCTGGCCCCCATGCCACGATCGTGAGGATACCCGAGGCAACCGCCGTGAAGATCCCCGCGCCAGGCGTCGTCGTATCGAGCACTTGGCGCAATTTGGTCTTATTCCGCCGCCCGCTCATCCCCTGTCCGACCAACCCCCGAAGCTTCTGCCCCATCAGTAGTCCGCCCATTCAGCGATCGCGTTGATGCTCACCGACTGGCCCTCGGCCATGTAGATGCGCTCGTTCGGCTGCAGGATCAGGGGATTGTCGTCGGTGTAGCCGAAGTCCGTCGTCGGGGCCTCGGTGGTCTGCGCCATGGTGTAGGTCGCCATCAGCGCGCTGTCGGCGAAGAACTTGGTGGTCCCGCCGTCCACCGAACGGAACATCTGCACCTGGTTGGCCGTCCCGACCGTGGCGCAAGGGATCGCCTGCAGCTTGGTCAGGCGCGCGCCGTTGGCCCCCGCGGTCACCAGGAGCTGGGTGTTGGTCGGGCTCGTGCCATACGCCGAGTTCGCCGTCGTCAGATTGACCACGTTCGACTTCGGCGCCTGCGGCGTGATGATGGAATTGGCGGTCACCGCCATGTTCGGATCTCCTGTTTAAAGGGCGACCGCGAACGCCAGGGCCAGGCCCTTCACGGCGGTCGCATAGTCGGAGAGGTCGGCGGCCGCGATCGGCTGCCAGCTGGCGGTGGCTCCGTCCGTCTTGACGAACTTGCCGGCATTGCCGGCCTGCGCGGGCAAGGCGCCGGCGTTGTACGACCAGGCCACGCCCGCCACCCAGTCCTTGACCGAGGAGCCGCCGTAGCCCGGCGTCTTCACCGCCCCGCCGTCGGTGGCGATCCACACGATGTCGCCGGCGTCGACGCTCACCGCGGCGCCCGCGCCGGTGGTCAAGGTTACGGGGCCGGCGCACGCGTTCCAGACCAGATAGGCCTTGCTGACCGGCGGGATGGTCACCGTGAACGGCCCTGCCCCGCCGGTGAACTTGATCATCGCCGCGCGCGCTTCATCGTCGGCGGCGTTGGCCGTGGTCAGCGAGACGTTGCCGGTCAGCGGCTTGTTGAGCCAGCCGGCCACGGCATAGTCGGCGTGACCGAGCACCGCGTTGAGCTTGTCACCCCAGAGATTGATATTCTCGCCGGCGAACTGCAGCTCGAAGCGCAGCGAAGGGGACCAGGACGAGGGCATCAGACGATCACCGCGCCGGTGTCCTGGCGGATCCAATGGGTCCCGTCGGAATGGGCCAGGATGTTGAGGTCGCTCACCAGCGCCAGGGTCCGCGGATGGTCGGCCGCCCGCGGCAGGCTGGCCTGGGTCGCGGCGAACAGCGCGGTCGGTGCCCCGGGGGCCAAGAGCCGGCTCACCGCGTCATGCAGGGACTTCAACGCGCCGCGCACGGCGGCCGGCGCGTCCGGTCCGATCGGAACCAGCATCTAGAAACTCCTGTAATAGCGGCTGTAGGGGATGAGGTCGTGGAGCTCGGTGCGCAGGGTCCGCGGCGCGCGGCTGCGCGCGTCCTTCGCGTTCAGCTCCTCGATGGCGCGACCCAGCTTGGCCTCGTAGGTCTCGGCCAGGTCGGTATCGCGCAGCAACGGTGCGGCCTCGCAGAGCGTGGCGAACAGATAGACGTCCGGGGCCTCGGCCAGCAGCGCGTTCGCCGGCGCCGCGTCCGAGAGGGCGAACGCCTGCAGCATTCGCAGCGCCAGCGCATAGGCCTGGTCACACGGCCGCTCGAAGGCCAGGTTGGTCCCATCGATCGTCCAGCTGCACGGCTGGCCCTGCAGGGACGAGGCGCCGATCAGGCTGGCCGCCGCGAACGGCAGCGGCGTGCGCCCATCGGGCAGCACGAGCCACAGCGCCAGGGCCTCGGCGAAGCCGGCGGGCAAGGGGATGAACCGCGAGCCGACCGTGGCGGTCAGCGCCGTGTCCGTCTCGGCCAGCCGGCTGCGCAGCACCCGGTTCAGCCGCGTCTCGGCCAGCGCGATGAACTCCGGGATGCGCGCCGTCAGGTCCGCGCGCACGAGCCAGTTCGCCGCGGCCGCCTGCAGCTCGGCGTAGGTGGTGATAGGCATGACGAAGCCTCCGGCCGCGGCTCGCCGCGGCGTCTCGGGGAACGGAAATCCAGGGCATCGAGAGGGCGCAGGCGGTCCCGAGCGGGGCCGCCCGCGCCCCTACGCCGCTAGTTGTTGGCCAGGCGACAGGCCAGCTGCGGGCGGATGGTCTTGTAGCCGTACAGCACGTCCAGGCGGCACGGGAACTTGTCGTTGTTGATGTCGTACTGGCGCACGATCCGCATCGACACGCCGTCGAACACCTCGCGGCTGGCGAAGTCCACGCCGTGCGGCATCACCATGTCCGCGGTGGCGAAGGCGAAGGCGCCCTTCTGGTAGGCCAGGCTGACGCCATAGTTCACGCCCGCCCCGGCGATCTTGCCGATCGCCTGGCCGGTGGTCGGCGAGGCGGTCACGTTCTGCAGCGCGCCGCTGGTCACGATAGCCGGCGAGATGCTGATGCTCGTGCCGTTCGTGGCGACGGCGGCGGTGACGACGAACTGCTGGGCCAGCCCCGTGTCGGCCTTGGTCTCCGGATGCACCCGGTTGACGCCCGGCAGGGTGATGATGTCGCCTTGGTTCAGCGTCTTCGACGACGGGTTGGTCACCGTGATCGTAGAGCCGGTCTGGCCGGCGCCGCTGATCAGCAACGTGCCGGTGTCGGTGCCCGACACCTGGCGCGGCCACAGGGTGTTCTCCATGAAGTCGAAGCCGGCGGTGCGGCCCAGATAGCCCTCGCGGTTCTGCTTGCCGATCGTCGACTGGTCGTTGAACAGGCCCTTCAGGTCATTGACCATGTCGACGTTGTCCTGGGTGTTCAGGTTGCACGTCCGCCCGTTCAGCGGCGCCAGGTTGTCCACCAGGATCTTGCGGCCCTGCAGGATCTTGCCGAAGTTCGCCGCCGCCCCGACGTTGTGCACCTGGTTGTAGACGTCCTTGTACATGCTCATGGCGTCCGCCTCGATATTGGCGGCCAGCACGCTCATGGCGGGCTCCAGGATGCGCTCGGAGAAGTCGTCCAGCGCCATGGTCAGGTCGACCGAGGTGAAGTTCAGGTCGACGCCCTTCTGGGTCTGGACCTTCAGGTCGACGCTGCTTTCGGTGGTGTCGTTCAGCGTGCCGCCGTTGCCCAGAGGGGCTCCGGTGCGCACCACATATTGGTTCGGCAGGCGCACCTTCAGGGTGTCGCCGATCTTGGCGCCCTGGTGGGCGAAGCTGTCGTCATAGTCGCGCGTGATCGTGCCGACGAAGTTGAGCTTCTGGTGCAGCACGCGAAGCGCCTCCCGCGTCACCGCGGTGGCGGTCAGGATGGTGTTGGCCATCTTGGATCCTTGTGAATGATGGAGGTTGGGTTTGGACCCGCGCGAGACGCCCGGCGGCGCGTGTTCGAGCGGGCGGGCTGAGGGCTGCGCGACGTGCTCAGGCGTGACCGGAGGTCGGCGGCCCCTTGAGAGGGTGTTCGTGAGCGTCTAGAACGGATAGCGAACTTCGAACGGTTCGAGGTGCGGAGCATGAAACCGATGCGCCGGTATTTGGGACCCGGCCTGCTGCTGACGGCATCGATGGCGGTGCTGGGGCTCTGGGCAGGAGGCCCGGCCGAACTGGCGATCGCCGCCTACGTTGCGGGCGCGGTTTGGTGGATCATCGCGGGCGCCCGCGCGGACTCGGGCCTTGGGCGCCATCTCGTGATGGTCTGGGCCCCCGCCGTT